TTACCCCTATTCTTAGGTTCTTGAGTCAAGAAGTAAAGATAAGATTGCCCCATATCCACGCCCTAAATGCCTCGCCTCTCAGAAGAAGAAATTGCTTATTCAAGGCATAAGAATCCCTAATAGTAAAACATAAGTAAAATTAATGGCTCTTATAAGGAGACCTTATGGTTTTGTCTGTGTGTGTGCCTAATCTAAAAATCGTTAGGGCTGACAGGGGTCGGGGGGGTCGACAGTTACGGAACACAGTACACATATATATCAAGAAGTGGGCCTTAAAAAAATACATAATTCATAGGGTTTCTACTTGACACCGTTATAACTTACGGTATCCTTAAGGTTATGCCAGCTTAGGCTGGCTTTGTTCATTAAGGAATAAATAATTATGGAGTGGAATCCTTAAGGATACTTTTTGATTATACCATAAAAAAAGATTGACAGTCGGATATTCCTGTAAATAATTAAAAAAAGATGGAATACTGTTCTGACTTTAGATATGACTTAGAGGTTGGCCAAGTGGCTGAGGCCGAACTGGCTGATACCTTTACCAATAAGAAAGTGGAGGTCAAGCGGGACTTGATGGCCAAGAAGACCGGGAACATATTCATTGAGTACGAGAGTAGGGGCAAGCCCTCCGGGCTGGCTACTACACAGTCGGACTTCTATTGTTTTGTGGTAGAGGACTTACATATAATGTTACCTACATCTCAGTTAAAGGATATAGCTAGAAGCTATATTGGTACCGGCCGGGATGTCCGGGGTGGAGATAATAATACTAGTAAGGGTATACTACTTAGATTAAAAGATTTGATACCATGAGTGAAGACAAGGAAGAGTTAATGAAACAAATCACGGAATCAATCCGGGAGGTTTCAGATAGTAAAGAGTTACAACAGATAAGTAGTCTAAGTAGACATAACCCGGAAAAGGTAGCTAAGATGCTTTACTTATATGCAACTGGCAATAGCCAGACCCGGCTTGTAAAGAAATATGGATACGATAGACAAACAGTAATCAATGTACTGACTGACTATGCTGACCATCTAGGTAAATTCAAAGACTTGTCCGGGAAGATAGCTGCAAGGAATTATTTAGATATGTCTTCTCTAGAAGAAGATTTGATTGAAGCAGTCCGGGGCCGGATGCAAACCGGGGAGCTGGAGCCAACATTCCGGGACTTAAAAGAACTTTCTATAGCAAAAGCTAATGCCGCACGTGAGGCACTTACTGCAAGAGGTGAAGCAACACAAATAACTGAAGACCGTAGGGTGTATACTCAAGAAGATTACGAGGAGACAATCAAAGCTGCTCGTGATAGATTGAACAAGATTAAACAAGCGGAGGTAATTGATATAGATGATAACTGAAGATTATGATGACTTATTCGATAGAATCCGTGGTAACCTTGGTGAGCACTTCAGCAATTATATGTTCATTGTTATGGACGATGAGGGAGATTTGTTCTATGATTACACTAACCATCGAGTAGGTCGTATGCTTGTAGAAGAAACGAAGAAGGAGATGGATACTGAAACTTTAGATATACTATGGGAAGAGGAAGAACTCTCTGACGATATATCTGAAGATGATTCTTTATGGAGCTAACCTTTACAAAGCATCCTTTACTGGATGCACCCTCCGATGAGGAGATATTACTTCTAGCTGAAAACGAACCCAAGTTATTAGCGGAGTTACATCGTGCTCATGAAGGTAGAATACTAGCTTCTGAAGAAGACCCGCTACGCTATGGGTTTGACCTAGCCGGGTGGAACAGGATGCGGGCCGGCCTAGAAGAACACAACGAGTGCTTAACACTAGGTGGTAACCGTTCCGGGAAAACAACTGGTTGTGCAAAAATGGTAATGCAATCAGTAACAGAGAATATGGATGGCCATATTGTTTGTTTCTCACAGAACGCTGATACATCTGTCAAGGTACAACAAGCAGCAATCTGGGAGATGATGCCCAAGGAGTTCAAGAGAAAGACAAAGAGTATAGAAGGTTACATTAACTTTTCTATGCAGAATGGATTCACAGGTAGTTCATTTATTTTTCCGGACACACGAACACGTGTTGATTTCAAAACATATACTCAGTTCAGTAATAACCAAACTATCTTAGAAGGTTTTGAGTTCGGCTTCAAGCAACCTACTGGATTGAATATCGGTGCATGGCTGGACGAATACCTGGGAGATGCAGCACTAGTAAATACTTTACGATTCAGATTAGCTACCCGGAACTCTAAGATGCTAATAGGTTTTACTCCGATTGATGGGTACACACCATTTATATCTGAGTACCTAAAAGGAGCAGAAACATTAGAAACACGAGAAGCTGAACTGTTAAATAATAAACCATTACCGGTAAAGCAATACAGCCCGGAGCGGGATGCAAGTATAGTTTATCTTCATTCAGATGAAAATCCATTTGGTGGATACGAACGTATAGCCAAGGACTTGGCCAATCGTTCTGAAGAAGATATAATGGTCAGAGCATATGGTGTGCCAGTAAAGTCAATGACTTCGCTGTTACCTTTATTTTCTACAGAAGTCAATGTACTCGGAGATGAGGAAAACAAATATGGTATGCGTATGCCCGAAATCAACGAGGACTTTACAGTCTACCAAGTTGTTGACCCGGCTGGTGCCAGAAACTATGTAAGTCTATGGGCGGCCGTAAATGAAGAAGGTGATATATATATTCTAAGAGAATGGCCGGATAGAGCTACGTATGGAGAGTGGGCATTGTTTGGTGACCCGAAGTGGAGGTACGGCCCAGCAGCTAAGAAGATTGGATTAGATGTTCAAGCATATACAGAACTATTCAAAGAGATAGAAGAAGAGATGGGTGTAAATGTTATGGAGCGAATAGGTGACTCCAGATTCTTTGCAAAAGAAAACGAAAACAATACTGACCTATTTACCAGCTTTGAAGACTACGGTATGATATTTGTACCAAGTGATGGTAAGAATGAAGAGATTGGTATAGCTGCCGTAGATGAATGGTTTACTTACAATCCTAATTATGACATTGATGAAGCCAATAGGCCTAGATGTTTCATTCATGAAGGATGTGAAAATTTAATTGACAGTCTCATAAATTATAATAGTAATGGAAAGATGGATGAGGCACTGAAAGACTTTTTTGACTTAATACGATACTTACGTATGAGCAACGGAGGCTTAGGCCCCGACCACTATAACAGCTATCAGATGATGGCTACAGTAAAATCCAGAGGAGGATATTAATGAAAACTAGATTAGTAACACTATCAGAAGAATACAAAGTAGATTTTGACGAAGCGTTACAGCTTGCAAAGGGTAAGCTACCCGAAGAGATGGTTACCGGAAGGGGTAAAGGTACTTGGATAACACCAGAAGGTGTGGAGATTCTCAAGGAAGCATTTGATATTCCAGAGATTGTACCCAAACATATTCAAGTAAAAATACTAAGGGAATGTCCAAACAGATGTTATAACTGGGCATACAGTAAAGAGATTGGTAAACGTGTACCAGTTCTTTTACCTAGAAAGTATTGGGGTAAATTAGTTGGAAAAACAATTACTATAGAATGCATAACAGATGATAAGGGTGTGAGTTATAGATATGTGCCGAAGAAAAAACAAAGGGCCTAGATGTATAACTGCTACACAAAAGTGGCGAAACGAACAGATAGATAGACTAGCTTCCTGGGAGATGCTATGTCGATATATCAAACACGAACACACTACTGAGATGTCACACTCGGATATGTGTGATAGAATAGGAACACCAAAAGATTTGCTACGCAACATCTTAAAATCTGCTAGAAAAAAACTAAATGGAAAGTGAATCAATTTCAAACGCTCTTACTTATGTAAGTGACGAACCCGATGTACAAACATTAAGATACTCATACGACCAAACGGTTACAGAGTTGGAAGCATATTTCGATTTATGCCGAAGCTCATACGATGACCGAAGAAACTTTTGGCCCGGTAAAAGTCGTGACCATAGAAAACATGGTTCAGATGCATTCCCATGGGAAGGTGCGTCAGACATGGAGGCCCACACTATTGATGAACGCATTACTCGCTTGGTATCTCTTTTCATGTCTAGTCTTAACCGTGCTAATGTGCGTGCTTATCCAGTAGAATCCAGTGATATGGCTAGGTCAAAGGTAGTATCTAGCTTTTTAAAATGGATGACTACATCTGGATATATTCCTCGTTTCAAGAAAGAAATGGAACTAGGAGCTAACTATCTACTAGAAAGAGGTATATTAATTACATATGTGGGTTGGCACCGTGAAGACAGAACATATTTACAGAAACTAAATCTAGCACAGATTGGTCAAATGAGTCCAGATATATACCGAGCTATTGAAGCCGGAACTATGGACGATGAATTGACTTCATTGATGCAGCAAGTATTTCCAACTGCTTCTCAGAAAAGAATTAAGAAAGCATTAAAAGAATTACGTAAGGGTGGTGAAGCAGAGCTACCGATTGTACGTAGACAAATAGATGCACCGGAGGTAAAGACATTAGCACCGGATGGAGATTTCTTTTTCCCTCCTTATGTTACTGACCCACAGCGTGCACCATTCTGTTTCTGGAGAACTTACTATACTCCACAAGAATTACAAAACAAAGTAGTTACAGATGGATGGGATGAAGACTTTGTTGAATACATTATCGAACACTATCGTGGTGTAAATATATATTCAGTTGAAAGAGAACAAGAAGGACAAAGAAGTATTGGCCTTACTGATAGAGGATACCAAGCTGATGAGCTAGTTGAAATAGTTTATGGATACCAAAGATTAATTGACCCAGAAGATGGTTCAGAAGGTATCTATCAAACAATTTTCCACAGGGAGTTTGATGGTGATGGTTCTACTCAAGGCTATGCAAAATTTGAACTAATGAATGGATACGAAGACTATCCTATTGTGGTTACAAAATTATCGGAGGATAGTAAGCGTTTGTATGACGTGCAAACTATACCCGACCTTCTCAGAGGAATACAAAACCAAGTCAAGGTTGAGCGAGATTCTCGTATTGATAGAAACAGCATAGCAACGCTACCTCCGATACTCCACCCGGTTGGACAAGCTCCAACTGATTGGGGGCCAGGACGCATGATTCCATATAGACGTAAAGGTGACTTTGACTTTGCACCGACACCTCCACCTCCTACAGGTTCTATTGAGATAGAACAAACAATGGAAGGACAAGCAGATAGATTGTGTGGACTTGATGAAACTTCAAGAATCAGTCAGATAAGAAAACAATTTTTAGTAGATAAGTTCTTGCAACACACAGCAGAAGTTATCAGAATGTCATACAGATGTTTCCAAAGATTTGGGCCGGACAGTGTATTCTTTAGAGTAACAGGTGTACCGGATGCTCAGATGTTTAGTAAAGGAGACCCGGATGAAAACTTCGATATAACTATAAACTATGACGTACTTAATACAGACCCAGAAACCAGCGAAAAGAAACTACAGTCTCTTGTTTCGCTTACGCAACTTGACCGCAGCGGTAGGATTAATCTTCAAAATCTCCTGGACATTGCTGCTAATAGTATTGACCCAGTTCTTGCGGATGCTGTTCTTCAGCCAACAGAAGCTGCTCAACAGCAAATTGTTAAAGATGTTACAGATGATTTGGCAAAAATCTTTGCGGGGATTGAAATGCCGGCACGTCCTACAGGAGCTCAAGTTGCTATGCAAGTCATTCAACAGTACACAGCTCAACCGGATATTGCACAACGAGCACAGCAAGATGAAGCATTTGCTGCTCGACTTCAGAAGTACGCTGGGCAATATACTTTCCAAATGCAACAAATGCAAAATGCCGAGATAGGTAAAATAGGAACAGCACCAGCACAAATGGGTAATATGCAAACCCAACAAATGTAATGCACAAATTAGAAGACGACATAAAAGCATTGAGTAATCACGAGACCTTTGCTAGGCTCATCAATGTAATACACGCTCTTAGAGAAGAGACCATCGGAGAAATGCACAACGCTGACTTCGATAGATTACAACAAATATCCGGACGTATAATAACGTATGACCAAATACTACAAATGGTAGATTGGGAGACTTTAAAACTAAGACATAGGGAATCGTTAAATAAATAACGACCATTGTGTTATAATGCATTTATCGCCATCGCTCAGCGTTGAGGAGTGGAACATATAACAAATACTATGGACGAAATCACATCTGCCAACGCTGAGGCAGAACCAAATTCAGCGGGACAGTCAAACCTTACAGTTACGCAATTAGCGAACAGAAGGCTCGGTCAACTCACACCAAGCGAATCCGCACAGGTAGAGGAGGCCAAAGAAACCTCGGAAGAGACAGTAGAACAAGTTGAAGAAGTAGCTCAAGAAGTTACTGAACAAGTTGAGGAAACTGAATCAGAAGAGAACGTTCTTTCACAGTTGGATTTTGATAATTTATCAGAAGAAGAGTTACGAGAAATATCTGAAAAGCTCGGAAGCAGAGCGGTAGCTAGATACGGTGAGTTGACAGCTAAACGTAAAGCAGCTGAGGAACAGGTAGCTCGTTTGCAAGCACAGTTACAAGAGAAGCAAGACCCTCTTAATCAGCCCAAAGAAATCAAAGACAATCCGTTTTCTGACTTGGATACTATTGAAAAGTTACAAGAGAAAGCAGAAGAAGTAAACTCAGCAGTAGAGTGGGCGGAAGACTTGTTATTTGAAAGTGACGGCTATGCAGCAGATGATATAATTACCGAAGTAGATGGCAAAGACTTAACGAAGGCTGAAGTGCGTAAAGCACTATTAAATGCAAGGAAGGCACAGAAACAATATCTTCCAGACCAGCTTAATAAAGTTCAACAGCGAGAGCAAGGACAGCAACTTAAAGTAGCGTTCGAGCAACAAGCAGTTAAAGAACTTGATTGGATGAGTGGAGAAGATAATGATACTCGTAAGCAATACGAAGCAACAATCAACGACCCTCGTTATAAGAAGCTAAAAGAAGTATTAGATAAAGAAGCTCCAGATATTGGTGCTCAAATCGAATACTGGTTTGCTCATGCAACCAATAGTATCTACGGACGTAAGCCAGTAGTGGAAACTACTAAGTCATCTCCATCGTTGAACCCAACCAAGACTGGTATAGGCTCAGCGGCTCAATCTGAAAAGTCTCCATCAAAAGCCAGCAAAGCTATGAAAGACCTTCAAGCTCGTTTTAAGCAAACTGGAAACGCACGTGATTTTGCCGAACTACGAAAACTACAATTACAAAAACGATAATATAAAATGTCATTCTCAGATACATATAATCCAAACGCACCAGCCGCAGTGACTGGTACTGGGTCGGCAATTTCTAATAGAGAAGACTTGTTAGATGTTCTAACTATTCTTGCTCCAGAAGAAACTCCGGTTCTTTCTTCCGCCAACAAAGAACGTGCAAGTTCTACATTTGTTGAGTGGACTGTTGATAGCCTTGCTTCACCTCAAACAGGTGGTGTAGCAGAAGGTGCTGACGTAACTTCATTCACAGACAAGTTCTCTGGACGTGCTCGTCTAGGTAACTACGTACAAAAGTTCCGCAGAGACTACATGGTTTCTGACCTACAAGAAGCAGTCGATTCTGTCGGCCCAGCTAAAGTAGCTCAAGCAGAAGCTAAAGCAATCCGTGAACTTAAACGTGATATTGAGGCGACTCTTATTTCTAACAACGACTTCTCAGTTGAAAACGGTGCTGGTACAGCATACGGACTTCGTGGATTAGGCGACTGGATTGATTCAGCCGGCCCTTCTCAAGTTCCATCTGATTTCCGTACTCCAGCTGATTCTATTCACTCAACTGGTACATTCGATGAGACAGTTCTTAACGACCTAATCACAAGCATCTACCGTGTAACTGGTTCAACAAACAGCTTAATGCTTGTTGCTGACACAGCTTTACGTAGAGAGATTGCTGACTTCGCTCGTCTTGACCCAGACGGTGACGGTGCAGGAACTTCAATCCGTAACGTTAACTACAACGGTGATTCTTCTTCAATTAAATTATCTGTAGAGCTTTACCAGTCAGACCACGGTGTTGTTTCTATCGTTAACATGAACCCAGATTGTGCTCCGGATACAACTAACAAGGACACAGGTTACTTAATTAACCCAGAATACTTCGGTATCGCTGAGTTAATCCCAATGGGTTCAACACGTCTACCTAACTTAGGTGGTGGTGAGCGTGGTTATGTTGACTGTGCGTTAACATCTCTAGTGTACCACCCTGGTGCTCACGGTAAAATCACAGCATTAAGCTAAGAACTAGGAGGTAAATAATTATGAGTACACAAGCACTTAAAAACGACAAAACAATCCAAGGATTGTCTACATACACTGACTCAATCCGTTTCACTACTGATGATTTAACAACAGCTGGTACAACACAAACTTTAACCCTAGACATCAAAGCTGGGCAACAAGTTCGTGGAGTAGCTTACAAGTTGCACACTGCCTTCTCTGGTGGTTCTGCTTCTTCTGTTACTATTGACGTAGGAGACGGAGTAGATGCTGATGGTTACATTGATGCAGAAGACATCTTCACAGGTGGTAATGCTTATGGCCCAGATGCAGTTGATGCTGAAGCAGGAATCTTAGGCAAAGTCTACGCAGTCGATGATACAATCGATTTCTTATTCACTTCAGACGTTAATGTTAATGCATTAACTGCTGGTGACATCGAAATCTTCTTCAATATCTTTGATGTTGATTCAATCGCTGGCCGCCAAACTAGTTAAATAATTCTCGGTACGGGGGCTTCGGCCCCCTACCTTTTATTTTTATGACAGAAATTATTACAAAGTTACCCAGATACTCTGATGGGGAAGTTGACCGTGAGTTTATGAAGGAAATCCAAAATGGATTTGCTATGGAACGAGCAACAGAAAAAGACAGAGTAGATATAGCTCGTAAAGAAGCTAGACAAGAAGTTGGTAAGACTCACCCAACATTAGGTAAGTGCGTTGCTACTATGCCGGCACGTGAGTTCTTTCGACTAACAAAGAAGTATGGACACGATACTGTTCATTCTAAAGAATTTTTAAAATACTATCAGAAAAAGTTTTCTGACCTTAGC